CCCGCACCGTCACCAGCACCCGCTGCTAGGGCAGAAATCCCCAGGTCCGCTGCATCCGCTGCATCCGCTGCACCGAAAAGCACTGGTGAAAACACCTCGGGTCCGAGCAATATGGACCGGATTTTTATGGGGTTGGGCGCTGGGGCAGGGGTCTTGGGCGCAGCAAAACTGGCACAACTGAGTAAGACCGAGAAAGCTGCAAAAGCTGCAAAAGAGACCGCAAAAGCTGCAGCCGCAAAGTTCTCTTCCCCGCAAGCACGGCAAACAACTTCCGAGACCGGGCGCAAGTTTGGGCCGAAGGCGGAGATGGAAGCTGCCGAGTCCACCATGCGCGGCGCAGTTGGCCGTAAGGACATTCAAGCTAAACGCGCCGCAACCGCCAAGGGCCGTGCGGAGACAATGGAGAGTAAGAAGCCTGTGATGCAGGCTACTCCCAAGAAGCCATCGCCTCGCGCCCGTACACGGGATGAGGACACGGATTACGAACTCCGCGCTCGTGGTGGCCGAGTCGGCTATGCCAATGGCGGCAAAGTTCGTGGTGGCGGCTGTGAGCGGCAGGGAAAGACCAAGGGGAGGTTCGTTTGAGAACTTCACGCGGCATGGGTGCCATCAACCCCTCCAAGATGCCCAAAGGCAAGGTGAAGAAGCGCCGTGACAACACCGACTTTACGCAGTACGCCGAAGGTGGTGAGGTCGGGCTCTATGCCAACATTAACGCCAAGCGCAAGCGGATTGCCGCTGGATCGGGTGAAACCATGCGCAAGCCCGGTGCTCCCGGCGCTCCTACTGCCAAAGCCTTCAAGCGCTCTGCGCTAACAGCAAAGTAAGCCATGACCGAATTTGAAACATCAGAACTGTGGTTGCCTGTCGTAGGGTACGAAAACCACTACGAAGTTTCAAACTTTGGCAGAGTGCGGTCCGTCCCTAGGATAGTTGAAGGGCGATGGGGGCCGACAAAACGCCTTGGTTGTATGCTTGCAATCAAGCCCGCAAACGGGCGATATCTAAAAGTGTCGTTGTGCAAAGATGGTGTGCTAACGCAGCATCAAGTCCATAGGCTTGTTTTGTTGGCTTTTGTTGGTGAACCACCAAGTGGTTTTGAGTGCGATCACGTTGATTCTGATATTAGAAACAATAGCTTAAACAATCTTAGGTGGTTAAGCAGAGCAGACAATTTACGTAGAAGGTTGTCCCTAAAACTTACTGAAGATACCGTAGCTGCTATACGTGCCAAATCAGCGGTCGGAGTTGAAACTGCAAAACTAGCGGTTGAGTTTGGTATTAGCAAACGACACGTTAGGCAAGTGGTAACGGCTAAGCGCTGGAAGGATACAGTATGACCACTTCTGGAACAGCAACATTTAATCTGGATCTTAATGAAATCCTGGACGAATGCTTTGAAAGATGCGGATCTGAGGCCAGGACAGGATATGATTTGCGCACGGCGCGTCGTTCATTAAATTTGTTGCTGGCAGATTGGGCGAACCGGGGGGTGAATTTATGGTGCGTGGAACAAGGCTCCCAAGTCTTGACCGCTGGCACAAACACCTACACGCTGCCCGCCGATACGGTGGATCTGATTGAGCATGTGATTCGCACGGGCGCGGGGAATGTCTCCACGCAGACGGACCTGACCATCACGCGCATCAGCGTTTCTACCTACTCATCCATCCCAAACAAGCTCCAGTCTGCAAGGCCGATCCAGATCTGGATCAACCGCCAAGCAGCAGCGCCGCAGTTCACCGTGTGGCCCACGCCTGACAATTCTCAGACGTACACGCTTGTCTACTGGCGCTTGCGCAGGATTCAAGACGCTGGTGCGGGCGGGACGTACACACAAGATGTACCGTTTAGGTTCATCCCTGCTTTGGTGTCAGGACTTGCCTACTACCTGTCCATGAAGATTCCCGGTGCGATGGAGCGGATGCAGGTGCTAAAGGCGCAATATGATCAGGATTGGGATCTTGCCAGTTCCGAGGACCGCGAGAAGGCCGCTGTCCGGTTCGTACCAAGAGAGCAATTCATTAGTTGAGGTGCAACATGGCTGACAGTCTTTATAGAAAAGTCGTACCTGCGCAAATCCGCACGTTTGTTGAAACGCTTGCTGGGAAAAAAGATCCAATTACAGAAAAAGACTTTACGGATAAAGAACTGGAGCAAATGCGGGCTGCAGTTAGATACGCACAAACAAAGCCTTCTAGGACTCAAGCGTACAACGAAGGAAAAAAGCAGTATGAGTACGTGCAACCCCGCAGAGATGTTGTTGGGTATGATGACTACGGCCTTGGTAAAAGTGTAGCGAGTAAAGATTGGAATGTGTTACCAGAAGCAGCCGCAAGAAACACTTTAGGACAGTTCAGATTCCAAAAAACGCCAGACGGGCGTACAGTTGCAATAGATAAATACGATTTTGAAGATGATCTGGTAAACAAAGGTGAGCGCTCGTCCGCAGAGTACGCAAAAATGTCCACTGCGGAAAAATTAGCTGCGCTTGCAAAAGATACGGTTACCCGGCCTCGTGGCATTGGAACTCTGCCAAGCAGGGTTGGTAGCGCCTTCATTGGCAAAGAAGGACGACCTGTCAGTATCGATCTTGGAGAAGGTCTAAAAAAAGGCGGCGCAGTGAAATCTAAAGCCTCCCGTGGTGACGGCATTGCGCAGCGCGGCAAGACCAAAGGCAGGTTTGTGTGAGCAATCGCTTTGCAAACGGCGCAAAGGCATTTGGTTTCTGCGATGTCTGTGGGTTTCGTTTTGACCTCAAAAAGCTCAAGAATCTCGTAGTCAAAACCAAGCAAACACAGATCAAAGCGTGTCCTCAATGCTGGACCCCAGATCATCCTCAGTTGCAACTCGGGATGTACCCTGTAAGTGACCCCCAGGCCATCCGTGATCCCCGTCCAGACACAAACACTTGGTACTCTTCAGGTCAGACGGTTATTGACACCATCGGTATTGGTAGCCGGGTGATTGAGTGGGGCTGGGCACCAATAGGTGGGTCCAGTGGTTTTGATGCGCCCCTGACGCCAAATAGCTTGGTCGGGCAGGGATATGTTGGTACAGTCACGGTCAGCACGACCTGAACACAAGGAGCCCGAAATGGCAGAGAAAGACACCAAGGCAATGGCCGCTCTCCGCGCCCATGCGAAGAAGTCCCCAAAGGACGCTCATGGCTTCAAGAAGGGTGGTCCCACCTCTGAGGACCGTATGCGCTTGGGCAAGAATCTGTCCCGCGCTGCCAACCAGAAGACGGGGTGAGCTATGAGCAAGATCACAAAACTGCCGCCTGCCAAGCAGGCATACCCGCAAGGCCCTGTCAATCCGCGTGACCTGTGCATGGTGGTGGGCAGCATCTCCAAAGAGTCCGCTCCGGGGCCGAAGACCTCCGGGATCAAGCAGCGTGGATCTGGTGCCGCTACTCGCGGCTTCATGTCTCGTGGGCCGATGGCGTGAGGTGATTTGTGCGGTACGGAAGTGTGTATTTACTAACAAATCGGCATACTGGAGAACAGTATGTTGGGCAGACTATTAAGTCTGTTAAAAAGCGTTGGTATGCACACTGCATGTCTGCACAAAAACCAAAATTTAAGGTTTCACACAACATTGCAAAGTACGGCAAAGACGCTTTTGATGTGAGCGAAATGTTTGTTGCGTTTGACAAAGACGCACTCAACGGTGCAGAAAAAGCGCTTATAGCAACTTTTAATCCCGCTCTCAATTTGACAAGTGGAGGCGCAGGGCTTCCAAGAAAGTTAACTGAAAAAGAACGGTTGGCTTTGTCAGAGCGGTCAAAAAAACTTTGGGCAGATCCTGTGTGGAAGGCGCGAACCATCGCTGGCCTAAAAAACGCAGAGCGTCCCGTTGTTCCCTATGAGGTGTTGCGTGAGCGCGGCAAAGCTACATGCGCCAAACGCTGGGCTAACCACGTTAAACGCAAAAAAGAAGTTGTAGGAACGGGAGCGCTTACGGCAAAAACGTGGCAAGATCCTATGGTGCGAGCCAAACGTATTCAAGGCATTATTGAGGCTAATGCACGGCCAGAAGTTCAAGAGCGCCGTAAAGCTGCGTCAACTGGTAGAGTTATGCCAAAAGAAGCGATAGCCAAAGCGGCACGGGCCAAATGGAAACCTGTGTACTGCCCAGAATTGCAGGTATCCTTTTTGAGCCAGAAGCATGCGGCAGAGTTTTTGGGGGTGTTGAAAACGTCAGTCTGTAATGCGCTAAAAACGAAAGGCAAGGTAAAACAAAAATTTACCTTGGCAATGGTGGCTTAAATCGACTACAACGCGCTCAAAACTGCCGTTGAGGACAGCACGGAAAATACGTTCTCAGTGACAGACTTTGCTACGCTGACCCGGCTGGCAGAGCAGCGCATCTACAACTCGGTGCAGCTTCCCAATTTGCGGAAGACATCAAACCTCACGCTGACCATCGGTAATCCGTTGCTTGTAGTGCCGACAGACTTCTTGTCTGCGTTTTCCTTTGGGGTTACATCGGGCACTACGTTCAGCTACCTGCTGAACAAAGATGTGAACTTCATGCGGGAGGCTTTCCCGAGTTCAACTACAACGGGGACGCCACAGTACTACGCCCTGTACGGGACGCAGACCGGCACTCCGCTGGTGCAGTCTTTCCTGCTTGGCCCTACGC